CCCCAATGATCTTCAATGTAATACCCCGCAAGCACCAAACCCATTTCTATATCTCTTAATAATTCTTTCATTTCGTCACCTCTTCAACAGTGTCAATGATCCAACTGCCATAACCCGCGTCATCAAAATCACCACCATCGATTTCACGCGCCTTATCCCATGCTTGCTGCTCGTCTTCTGCCTGTACCAAGCAATAGACATAGCTTGTACTTGCTGCAATTACTTTGTAGGTTTTCATTTCTCTATCCTTTCTGTTTCGGTTACTGCTTCAACTGAATATTCGGCATCTTTTTCCAAATAACTGTAATCCCCTGAATAGTCTAATGCTCTATCCACTGCAGCATCCGCACTTACTGCTTCAATGTCTACTGTAGTAAATGCATATGCTGTTCGGCAAAGACGTATTTTATAAACTGCCATCTCTCTATCCTTTCTAAGCACCGGATCAAGCACCGGCATCGCCAGTATAGCAAGGTTTTTGTACCTTGCAACACTTATTTACATTTATTTTACTAAACCTAGGGTTTCCTCTAATTCCGCCCAAGGCATGCCACGCGATGGCCAACAGCGAAGGGGCTCAAGCTTTATGCCCTCTGCAGCCAATTTCATAGCATCGCTTCCCTGATATAAACGAATGGTCGAGGGGCGTAGTGTATTACCCATGTCAAGCACAAGCACAAAGCAAGGCCTATCCTTGGCAGCATGCCGAGTCATGAAAGCAATTTGATGCGGACGCAAGCCCACTTTTAAGCCCTTGGCAACCACTTTCAATTCCATCAAAACAAAGTATTCCCCGACACCAACTAACATGTCAGGAATGCCAAGGTTCACCCGATTCTCAATGCGTTCAATTGAGCAATTGACAAGGCCGGCTTTCACCCTAGCCGAAAATCTAGCTTCAGGTGTCATCTGATCTCCCCAAATCTCGCTCAAAGATGTCAAGCGGAGGCTGCTCCACTCCCGCGTCGAATTCGGGATCTTTTTCTCTTGCTGCACTTTCAATCACCACTCCAGTGTCCGCATCGATCAAGGCAGTAGGTGGAGGCCCACCATACAGCTTTTTAAGCTCGTCAAGCTTGCGCTGTACCTCTTCCTTGCTCATGCTGTCAATTGTGCCGTGGCGGATCTCTTTGCGCTCCACATAGATCGTTCCCAAGGCTTGGCCCCTACGATACTCTGCTTGGACGGCTGCTGCAAATGCACCGGCATCCAAAGCTTTATCGCGAATGATCTGCAAATCGCGCATGTGGCGCTCGTAAGACGTGTTGTACTTGGATGCCAACTCAGCACGATAGGCCTGAATGGCCGCTACAACGTGCGGATTGATGTCAGGGTGGGTAAGCTTCCATGCCATGACAGAAGCGCTGGTGGACTTGTATCCGGCCCTTATGGCTGCCTCTTTCATGGTCACCCGCCCATCACCACTCACAAGCTCGGTAACAAAGGTCCATTCCTTAGGTGTTAGCTTCCTGCGCTGCTGCCGCAGCGGGGTTACTTCTGTGGTCATGCGCTTGCGCGCCTTGTCCGGCATAACCGGTGGAACGTTGTAAACGTCTTTCTTAGCCATTAGCTGATTCTCCACAAGCGCCAACCATTGTCCACCTTGCGCAGCGTGAATACCCATTTGGGCTGATGCACTCGTGTGAATCGAAGGGCAGCCACACGACAACTCTCTGCCTGCTTGCGCACCCCAAACAGGATGCTGTCGCCCGCCTCCATATCCCCAAAAGGATATTTGGATCGATTGGTTGGCAGGGCTATTCCCTGATCAATGTGTACCATGCTTAACTCCCGTAAAAGAACTACCACGAGTATATCGCGTGTCGTCCCAAGAGTCAACCAACAAAAGCAATCAGGGCTCCCTATAGAACTTTTGGAGGGTGTAGTGTGTTTTTATTTTTTCACTTTTCATCTCGCGGAGCCCCCCTGAAAATATTACATTGAATCTCCAGACGTAATTTGCCGAATGCTCGTAACGTATTGATTTCATTCAGTTCTTACACCATTACGTCTATTACGCCAAATCTCACAAAAATAAAAAAAAAAACATACCTTACCCCTAAAAGGTCTATAGCACCTAAACCTTAGTATTACTTTTTGAACCATTTTCGCCCCTTTTGACCCTCGGTCCTTGGTCCTCGGTAAATGTTTCCCCCACCACTGTATATCCACCCAGTCCCATAATGCATCACACTAAAACCCCAAAACCTAGGGAAAACCCCTAGGAAATAGTACATTCAACGTAATTGACCTAACTAGATAAAAGCATGATAATAACCCTGTCTACTTAGACAAACACCATTAACAAAGAAAGGATAGTGACATGGGTAAATTACCACATACACCGGATAAACAGATTGAAGAGATCATGGACAATGCGCAGACTTTGCTTAACTTTTGCGGAAATACTTTTGCAAAACCATCGGAAGCATGGTACGGGTGCCTTGTCTCTGCAGCCATCTTGACTGCAGAATTAGACGTCCCTGTTGAAGTCTTTTTAGAAGGCTTTGAGCATGCGTACAAGGATGCTATGAAAGCCAAAGCAAAGGGAGCTTCTTATGATCACTAATGCGCACGATTACATCCCTGTTGATCGGATTGATCAGCGGTTGACGCCCTACAACACGGGGAAGGTGCAGATTGGTTTGTTGTATCAGCCCAAGCCTCCTGAGATGACGCAATCGGAGGAGCTTGTTCAGGCGGCTTTGATGGGATGGTCCTCGATCCATCGTCCTGTGCCCTTGTGGCCTGTGACGTTGGGTTCAATCATTGTGGGTCTTTTAATAATTTTGACTGTGGGGTAACCATGTACGAATTCTTGTATGAGTGTGACGAACTTGGATTGGCGCTTAAGTGCTTTTTTGAGTATGAGCCGGCTGAAGTTGGGTCGGTGGAGCCCATGTCTGGTTTGAAACTGGAGCCGGACTATCCGGAGGTGTGGACTCTTGTTTCTGTGTTCTTGCCTAACAGTGATGTGGACTTGAGCGGGGTTTTGCATCCGGATGTGATTTTTCGGATTGAGCAGGACGCACCTATTTATTTTGAAGAGATGAGGAACGTTGTATGACTGAAGATTCAAAGATGTTTTTTGATGTGGGCTATCGATTGGGATTGGCGGAGAAGAAAGCCGCGGCCCTTGATCGGTTGCTGCTTGAAGTGCTGATGGGTGACATTGATCCCATGCAGGCCATGATTGATCGTCAGAAGATAAAGGATCAATTTGATGACCAACATTGAAGATTACAGGCCTGATGTCAATCGTCCTGATTGCCATAAGTGCGTGAACCGCGATCCTTTGCCCATGACACATCACATCCAGTGCTTGCAACCTAAGGCTTTGATCTCTGGCAATGCGCGGGCAGCGCAGAAGGGTTGGTTCCATTGGCCGTGGAACTTTGACCCTATTTGGTTGGAAGAGTGCAGTGCATATGAGGAGAAGAAGGCATGAGTTATATCGTGGCATCACTGCCGCCCATGAAATGCTTTGTAAAACGTGAGTTTTTGTACAACGATCTCAAAGGCCATGGCGAGTTGGAGCCGGCAGTGTGGGTGAGTTTGAAGGCGCTGCGCGGTCAGGTATTCAGGATTGAATCCCTGCTGCCGCACTACGGGGCGCTGTACGACAAGCTGCCGATCCATGCTTATGTGTGGCACGCGGACCATGGTAATTTGCCCATTGACACCCTGCAGTTATGGGATTGCATGGGCTATCAATTCACCATCATTGAAAAGATTGGCCTGCGCAATCTTGGCGTGAAGTTCCTTGGCAAGGACAAGGAATGGCATTTCGGGCGCTATCTGTTCACTGTGGACTTCTGTGCTGACGGCATGGACTTGGACACAGGGTTTACAGAAACGGCCGAGGAGCACAAGAGCTTTAACTTTATGGCCTTGGACAACGGGCAGTTTGCCTGTCAGCCTAACAACCGGTGCCTCTGGTATGACCAGAGTCTTGTTCCTGCTGATACGAAGTTTCCTGACTTCCAAGCAGCGCAAAGGTTGTGGACTGTGGACGGCACGCGTAAGTGGTCCGCGGGCGACGATTGGTTT